AGACGAACTGCGAGGGCGAGACGGTGTACGCGGTCTTCGCGGACCTGATCATGATTCCGGACGACGTGTTCCGGAAGATCGAGAAGTCGGAGTTGCCGTACCGGTCGGTGGAGGTCTTCGACTGGGACAGGCCGGAATTCGCGAGCCTGGCGCTCATGGACGACGAGGCCCCGTTCTTCAGGTTCCCGATGCTCACGATCGGGGACAAGGTGTACAACACGATCAGCGTGGCGGAAAAGATCGACGGGAAGGGGCCGGCGCGGGCGTTTGTGACGACAGGCAAGGGCAAGCTCATCCTCTTCAAGTTCGAAGGCCCGAAGAAGGATGACGACAAGGAGGAGAAGCCCGAGGAGACGGAGACTCCGGACGAGGAGAATCCGGACAGGGCGTCGGCCGAAGCGGCCCCGGGCGAGGAGAAGACGCCGAAGCCCGAGAGCGGGGTTCCCGCCTTGAGTCCGGAGGAGCCGGGGGAGATCACGCAGGACTTCCAGTCGACGGTCTTGCAGATGCTGTCCCAGATGTCGAAGACGATGAACCTGATGGCGAAGGCGTTTTCCGGAGGGATCGGCCTCGCCGCGACACAGCCAACGGAGGAAAACATGGCACCGAACGACCAGCCGAGGGGAACGGACAGCGCGGACAGGGACCGCAAGCCCGAGGACGACAACAAGGGGGTGCGGAAACCCGTGGGACAGTACAACGCCGACACGGTGGCTGTGGCGAAGCTGTCCGGAGAGGTCGAGGTGCTGAAGGCGCGGGACGCGGAGCGGGAGCGGAAGGAGCAGGTCCGGACGCTCGTGTCGGGGGCGGAGGCGGCTCTCAAGGGCTACCACATCACGGACGGGATGCGGACGAAGCTCAACCTCTTCGCGGAGAAGGGGAAGGAACTGCTGGACGCCTTCGTCGAGTCCATCAAGACGGGATACCCGAAGGAGACGCCTGCGTCGCTCGAGCAATTCGACGGCGGGGCGGGGGCTGTCACGGACCCGGAGATGGAGAAGATCACGGAGAAGTTCAAGGGGCGGTCGCCCGCGGTGCAGGCGGAAGTCCTGCGGCTGAGCGGGCAGTACGACGAGCTGAAGGCGAGGAAGATGGTCAGCGCGTCGAGGGAGCGGTTCATCGACATCCAGCTCGCGGCGGCGGGCAGGTCGCTCATGCCGCCGAAGCAGAGGGAAGTTTAGCGGTCAGGTTACATCCCGGGGTTCCCCCCCGGGGTCCACGGATTCCCGATAGGGGAGGGTAAGAAGATGGCTCTCGCGGCGAACAAGAACGTGAAGACGGCGGGCCGGTCGATCATCTCGCTCGTCGTCCAGTCGGGCGTGACGGTCTGGGCCGGCGGCCTGTACATGTACGACAAGGCGACGGGGACCGTGAAGGTCCCGGCGGACACGGCGGGCTTCGAGTTCGCGGGGATGGCGATGGACAAGGTGATCGGGGACGGGACGAAGGAAGTCCCGCTCGACATCAGCGGCCGGATCATCAAGAAGCAGGCGGTGACGGGGGTGACGGCGCTGACGAACGTCGGAGACCTCGTGTACATCACGAGCGACGACGTGTTCACGATCACGCCGACCACGAACACGGACGCGATCGGGATCATCACGCGGTGGTACAGCGGGACGGACTGCGACGTCGCGCTGTTCACGCCGTTCGAGAGCCGGTGCGTGCCGGTGGCCTAACAGGGAGCTGACAGGTTTTCATAACAGGAACCCCGTAACAGGGGGAGGGTCAAGAGATGCCGACGCCCGGACAGATCGTGATCGCGACCGACCTGCTGACCGCAGGTATTCGGGCCGATTTCTGGGACGTGTACGAGCCGATGTACGACGGCCTGAAGGCGAAGCTGTCGGACTACATGGACCTGGACGTGCCGTCGGACAAGCTGACTGAAATCTACGCCTACGCGCAGTCGGCGGCCTATCCGGGCCGGTGGAAGCGGGGCGAGGAGATCCCGTCCAAGGCGTTCAAGGGCGTCCAGTTCTCGGTCACGAACAAGGACTGGGGCATCCGGATCCCGTGGCACGAGAACGACAGGCAGGACGACCAGACGAAGTCGATCCGCCAGCGGGCGCAGTCGGCGGGGAAGAACTTCGCGACGCTCGACGAGCGCGTGTTCTACCAGATCCTGAGGGGCGCGGTGGACACGGAACTCCTGGAGTCGATTCCAAACGCCCCGGACGGGGTGGCGCTCTACAGCGCGACGGACGGGGACGGGGCGGCGCGGTTCGGTGTTTCGGGCGGGAACATCATCACGGGCACAGGTGTGGCGACGCCCGGGGCGATCCAGACGGACCTGTTCTCGGCGCTGTCGAGGGTCCGGTCATTCCTGGACACGGAAGGCCAGCCGCTCCACGACATGTCGCTCATCGACCAGGGCGTGTCGATCACGTTCAACGTGAACAACTGGAAGGTCTTCGCGGAGGCGTTCCAGCAGGGCCGGACGCACTCGGTGATCAGCTCGACGGGCGCGGCGGTGACGAACATCATCATGGACAGCGGCCTGCGGGTCGACCTGACGCCGACGACGCGCATCACGGACAACGACTGGTTCGTGTTCCTGAGGGGAGTGCCGCACAAGCCGATCTTCCGGCAGACGCGCCAGCCGATCCGGGAGTGGTTCGCGACGATGGAGAACTCGGACTCGGCGCGGGACACGAAGATCGAGTACGCGGAGTGGGAGGCCCGGTACGGGTATGGGGTCATGCTCCCCTTCGCAACGGTTCAGGTCAACAACTAGCGGAGGGCTGGTCCATGGCGAAATACCTGCTGGCCCTGCGGACGAATCCGCAGAGGCATTTCGTGACGCTGGGCGGGGTGACGTTCAATGTCACGCCGACGGTGGCGGAACTGACCGACGAGCAGGCCAAGGCGGCGAAGAAGGCGGTGGCGAACGCGGAGCTGGGGGCGTCGGTTGTATTCGTCCCGGCGGACGACCTGGACGGGCAGACGCCGCAGGAGTACCTCGAGGCTACGGCCGCGAAACCCGGTCCGAAGCACGGGCCGCAGACGGAGAGGGCGAAGGCGAAGGCGGCCTTCCGGTCGGCCCTGCGGGGCGAGAAGGCGAGAGCTTCGAAGAAGGAAAAAGAATAGGGCGTGTCACGCCCGACGCTGTGGCCGGCGTTCGGCCATATCCGATAGCCGGAAAGGGAAACCATGACGGACGAAACGAACCCCGCCGAATTCAAGGACGATGCCGCCGTGACGGCGGAACCGATCGTCATCCCGATCGTCGAGAAGGTCGACACCTACCCGGTCAAAGTCCTGGTCAAGTCGCCCAAGGAGCTGGCGACGTCGCTCTACTGGGTGGGAACGAGGGACGACTCTCCGCATGAGATGGTCAGCGTGGCGGGGATCATGTTCCAGAGGGAGACGGACCCGCCGCGGGAGGGCCGCGACGGCGAGCAGTACAGGGAGCGCCTGAGAGGCGGGCTGGCGAGGCTGACGGCGGCCCAGGTCGAACTCATCAAGAAGAAGGTCGTGAAGAAGGTGTACCAGGGCAAGTTCCTGAGGAACACGGACGACGTGCATTTCGTGCCGACGGGGTCGGAGATCCCGCTGGCGAGATACCTGTACATGGTCAGGGTGCAGGACCGGATGCCCCCGAACTTCAGGGATCCGCGATCCGAGGCCCCGGAGGCGATGGCGAAGGAGTCGTAAGACCCGAGGGCTCCCATGGCGTCCCCTTCAGAAGCGGAAGTTCAGGCCCAATGGAAGGCCGCCGTGGAATTGCTCCACGAGACCTTCAAGTTCGCATCGGTGAATGCGGAGAACTGGGTCTCGAAAGAGGACACGCTCGTTCAGCTCGTTGAGAGCGACTTCAACGAGGAGATCCTCAGGTCCGTGGCGGCGGCGCGGTCCCGTCTGCAATCCACGATCAGCCCGGAGATGGTCCGGGCTGTGACGCTTCCGCATCTCAAGTCGTATATCAAGCACGTCGTCGGAAAGGCAGTCCCTGGGGGCGAGAAGGACATCATTGACACGCTCTACCAGTGGTTCAGGGACACGGCCGTCACGGTCAAGTCGCGGTCGTTCTCGTTCGGGAGCCCGTCGGCTTCGGGTGGCAACCAGGGCAACGTGACGGTCCTGAGGGTCACGAAGGACGAGAGCAACTTCGATATCGAAAGCGGTCACGCTGAGGCCAAACGGGCTGACTGCACGGTCGACCGGAACACGGGCTCGGAACTGGACAACGAAACCTTCAGGCTCAAGGGTGCCCCTCAGGCTTTCGACTCCCTGCAACTGGCGGGGTCGGGCATATTCAGGGACATCAGGGTCCTATCGTGCCGGACGTCGATGCTCCGGAACCCGTCGTTCGACAACTTCGCTGGAACGGCGTTGAGCCCGACGAGCATCCCTGACTGGACGTCGTCGGTGGCGGTCTCGAGCACTAATTTCGAGTTCGACGGCACCAACTACTACAGGGCGGTCCAGGGCGTGACGCCCTACGCGCTCAGGATCAAGAACACGGCGAACCTGAGCCAGAAGCTGTCGACCGGGAACATCAAGCTGAGGGCTGACGTTCCGTACTACCTGCATGTCGTGTACAACAGGGAGATCCACACGGCGTCCGGGACGCTGACCATCAGGCTGGGGGCCATCAACGAGGCGGTCGTTCTGGCGGCCCAGACGGGCTGGAACATCATCAGGGTCCCGGCGACGACGGGCCAGAACAACTGGTACAAGAACTTCGACGAACAGGATCTGGACATCTCTATCGAGTGGTCCCAGACGACGGGGGACCTCCTGATCGACGACGTGATCCTGGCCCCGTACAGCGAATTCGACGGGACGTGGTATGCTGTGGTGGCGAACAACACGACGCCGCTTCCGGCGATGAAGGACGATTTTTTCACATGGACGGACTCGATCGCGACGGACTCGATCCTGCAACAGTGGCTCGCCAGAGGGTACGGGAGATACCTCCCGCACGCGGGTTCGCCATCGATCACCGATCCGTAGGCGGAGGGAAACCATGGGCGATCACAAGTCGGTGATTTCGAGGCCGCCGGCCCAGTTCACGGACCTGCACTTGCAGGTGATCCAGGAACTGTGCAGGAACGACGCGATCATGGCGGACTTCGTGGAGCGCGTTTCTCAGGGTTCTCCGGTCAACCCGGCTCGCACGGCCATGATGGGATCGATCGCGGTGACGGCGGCGCAGATCCTGAACGAGAGGGCGAAGCTGAGGGAGCAGGTCGCCCAGCGGGAGGCGGAGGTCAGGAAGGCGGCGGATCTCGCGGCCCAGAAGAAGGCGGACGACATGCCCCAGCGGATCGCGGCCAAGGACATCCCTCCCCTCGATGCGGAGCCCGCGAAACCCAACGGGGAACCGGCCAAGGCGTAAGCCATGACGCTCGCCACGGAAGTCACCGGCCGCATCTCGGGGTCCATGGCGATCCAGCTCACGAATCCGGACCTGGCGTCTGCTACGGCTGTTGACTCGACCCGCCTGACCAAAGCATGCGACGACGCCCAGGAGGAGTTCAAATTCCATGTCGGGGTGGCGTTCGACGTGCTGGACTTGAGACATGTAGCGGGTGCCGTCGATCTCGTGATTCTTCTGCTTCGGGAGCGCGGC